CAGCATCTGAATTATGTTCAAAACTTTTTCGGTCGTAAACCGTGTCGTTTCTATTTACGTTTGTAGTTAGGATTCCGATATAAAGGACTCCTATCTAGAAACCTCTGGATCAAACTGTGCGTATTCCGAAGTCTTAACTTTCTCTTTGATAGGTATATCTCTGATACACCATCATTGATAGGGTTTGGATAAGAAAGAATGTCTTTTATATCTTTGAGTGGCCCTTCAGCAAAGCTGTCGGCTTCTTCATCAATATAATTGGCATTTATTCTTCTTACAATGCTAAGGAGTTCTTTTTTATGATGAACTCTATAAGCCTTGTAAAGAGGAGACTTTCTTAGTTTTGTCGACTCGACAAAACCAGAAGGATTGAACTGGGGATCTAGTTCCATCACTTTTTGGTTGGTCAACTGATTCGCCTCTTCCAATAGGAAGCGGTCGAGATCCATCAGTAATTTTTTTACTGGTAGATCCGTCCTCCATGGAGTCCTTATCCCCGAAAGGGGAGGGATACGTGGGAGCACTGGAAAGTGTTCCAATGCGGGACAGGTCAGAAGAACATGAGCATCGTAATCATCTTTAAACTTACTGTTGTGAAACAGGTGTTCTAGGATGGTTCGGTACTCAGAGTCGGAAAAACCACCAGGATCTGAATGGTGGAGTTTCTCAGAAAACACCCTAATAAACTCTAGGAAGCCAACAATGGTTCCTGTTGATTTTATTAGGATGTCCGGAGGAATGGGTGAGATTTCACCGCCATTGATGAATAATCTTTTGGCGATCTCACCGAGATTGTTCTCTGATGTACTAAAGACGGATTTCTCAATTGAGACCTCCATTCCTAAGTCATCGAGGACTTTCTCATATTTCTCCGTGCCACTCTTACTAGCAATTGCCATATCATCACCAATTACCGCGTAGAACTTTTCAGTTTTACTGTAATTGATAATGGCATGATTAGTTATTGCCATGGCAGCCCATGAGGATAACATCCCCATTGGTTGACCTACAGCATAACGAAGTTGCCCCCCCGGATAGTGGAATTCTCGATCCACTAAAAGGGTCTTCCAGAGTGTACTTAGATTTTCAGGAAGGAGTTCATCCAGGACTCTCTTCTGTAAATCTACTGGCATTCGATCCGTTGCGGCCCTTAGGTCGTAACAGTTCAATGCATTTGTTCTGGTAAATTTTCTAACTCTCTTAGCAATAAGATTGTGGGAAAAGGTTCCATCACAAGGAAACTTCTTAAGGACTTTCATAAGGAAGTCGTGAATAGGTTTCAGTACAGTCTGGGTCCATATGTCTGGTATGCAAATTACGCGGGTCTTCCCACC